ATGATGTCGCGAAAGAAGGCCACCGTCCGGTCGAAGTCGGTGGCGCAGATGAGAATCCAATGGGGGCCTTCACCTACCTTCATAGGAACCTTTCTCCCATAACGCTCTCCGCGAGAGAGGCGTCCGTCGTCCGCGCCTGCCCCAGCGTTCGTCTGGCCTGCGCATGCCGGGCTCTCTCATGGGCAGCCATGCGCGGTCCGAGCGCCCATCAACTCGCCTCTCCGGTTCGTTGGGAGGCAAGCGCGCCGCCCAAGAGGCCGAGTGGCAGCGCACAGAGGCACAGGAAGGCAAGCCAGAAGAGTAATGTCGTGATCTCGTCCCCAAGTCCCACAGCGTACGGCGGATAGGTATCGATGGCCAATGGTTCCCAGATGACAAACGGGCTGAATAGCGCGATGGCGCGCAGGGTATCGGCCAGGATGTAGATCACGCCACCGACCAGCGCAGCCACCACCGCGGCCCCTACCGCTGCGCGCATTCGACCGGAGGCGCGCAGCGCTGCACGGCCCGCAAGGACATATAGGACGAACAGCAGGAGCAGGCTCAGCGCATAGCTGTTGCTAATGTCACTCGCCAGGGTATCGATCTCCGCCGTCGTCGAGCCTTGTGGACAGCTCTCGATGCCCACGTACGTATTGGACCCGATCTGGTGCTGAGCAAAGCATTGGTCGCGTGCCGCCTGGGTTTGCTGCAAGCTCAAGACGGCGTCGTGGTGGCTCAACATCAGGACCGCAACGGCAGCGATCTGGATCAGCCCCACCATCCCGACCCACAATCCGTAGCGCAGCCCCACATGCTGCCTGAGGAAGCGCTGCATAGACTTCTCCCTCCAGAATGGCGATACCCGGACGCGATGCTCGCCTGTTTCCACATTGGACGACAACACTCCTGCGCTGTCAACGACGCAGCGCTTGACTTCTCCCAAGAACTGGGCGAGGCCATGCGCAGGCGTCTCTCGATCGTGAGGACGCCAGGGGGAGGACTCCCGACGCCCTTGCTGACCGTCTTCGCTGGCCAACCACGCTCCTCTACCGTCGCCTGACCTGTTACCGTGCGGGCAGACTGTGCAGCATCCGCTCCAACTCCGCGAGATAGGCGTCCGTCGTGCGTACCTGCCCCAGCTCGCTCCACTTGCGGCCTCTCTGGCGTTCCGCCACGGCGCTACATGACACCCCTCAGGCGTTAATGCCCGTTGAACGCTCCTTGTCGGCTCGGCGCCCACATGGCATACTCTCGATGAAAGCCGGTGGCCGCTGAAGGGGAGCAGGACGATATCCCCCTCCCCCGCTGGCGCCGCGCGTATCGGTGAGGAGACACGGAGCCGCCCCCCTATGCCGAGCCGTTGAGAGACAAGGGAGAACCGACCATGCAGTCGCCCCCGCAGAGCTCCCGCCGCATCACCCGTCGTGCGTTGCTCGGCTGGGGCCTGTCCGCCAGCGGAGTGGTCCTCGTGGGGGGAGTGGTGGCGTGCCGCTCCCAGTCGGGGACGCCACGCTCGCCTGCCCGCTCAACGCCTACCCACTCAACGTCTGCTCACCCGACCAAGCGCTGGTCTTTTCTGACTGGAGCCGTTATCCAATCCTCACCAGCGGTGGCCAACGGGGTGGTCTATGTCGGCTCGAATGATGATTCGCTCTATGCGCTGGAGGCGACCACGGGCCGCAAGCAGTGGTCCTTCCAGACCGCAGACAGCATTGGGTATGCGCCACACGTGGTCAACGGGGTCGTCTATATCGGCTCCTTCGATCACGCGCTGTATGCGCTGGACACGACCTCTGGCCGCAAGCGCTGGTCCTATCAAACACAGGGGGGTATCTATTCTTCGCCGGCGGTGATGGATGGGCTGGTCTACGTCGGCTCGGCCGACGCCCACCTGTATGCGCTGGAGTCAGCCTCGGGACGCAAGCAGTGGGCGTATCAGACAGGAAACACCGTCTCGTCGCCGGCAGTCGCCAACGGCCTGGTCTATGTGGGCTCCTATGATCGGTCGCTCTATGCGCTGGAGGCGGCGTCGGGGCGTCTGCGCTGGTCCTTCGCCACGGGTAACGCCATCTATGCCGCGCCGCTGGTGGTCAATGGCGTCGTGTATGTGGGCTCCACCGATGGCGCCCTCTACGCGTTGGACGCGACCACGGGTCGCAAGCAGTGGTCCTTCCAGACAGGAGCCGACATTTGGGCGGCCCCCACGGTGGTCGATGGCGCCCTCTACGTCGGCTCGGCCGATACCAACCTGTACGCGTTGGAGGCCGCCTCGGGACGTCGGCAATGGTCCTTCCGGGCGCGTGGCCACATTCTTTCCTCGCCCACCGTGGTGGCTGGCAGCCTCTACGTGAGTGACGACTTCGCGAGCCTGTATGCGCTGGAGGCGGCGACCGGACGTGAGCAGTGGTCCTTCCCGACCGGTGGCAGTATCCTTTCCTCGCCCACCGTGGTGGCTGGCAGCCTCTATGTGGGCGCGCAGGATCACCATGTGTACGCCATCCAACTCCCCTGAGCGGACGTCCTGGCCTGCCGCTGTTTTGCTCTCTAGCAAAGGTCGGCGTCCGCCCAGACCTCGGTCAGTTCATGTGCGACGCATCATGAATCGGGAGTTTTGTCACGTGCGGGCCGACGGTGTAGGGCGCGCTCCAGCTCCGCGAGATAGGCGTCCGTCGTCCGCGCCTGCCCCAGCTCGCTATGCGCCAGATAGCGCAGCGCATCGAGCGCGTGATCGTTCTGCTTGATCGGCTCCTCCGCCGGGTCACGCTGTTTCTCGCTGGCCGTGGCGTAGGCGTACTGCCCCATCTCGGCGATCAGCAGCGCGCAACGCGGATCCACGTACAGTCCGCGTGTCCCATCGCCCCGCAACGCCAGGAGCCGCGTCACCGTCTGGATGCCCGCCCGCACACTGCCCGGCCCCTTCTTCACCGCCACCGCGCGACAGGCCAGGTTCGCGCTCACCAGCGCCGCATCGAGCCGGGCGATTGCCTCCGGATCCTCGGCGTCGCAATACCAGAGGCGCGCGCCATACTGCCGCGTCAGCCCCAGGATCGCCGGGATGATCTCACCCTCTAAACTCGCCCGCCGCTTGGCCCACTCATCCAGTAGCCACAGCCGATCATCGCCATCGATCCCACCGACCAGCGCCACCGCTGGGTTCGTATACCCCCAGTCCACGCCACCGACGATCCGACCCGGCAGCGTCGCCCTCTGCCCCGCTAGATCGCGAGGACCCTGCCAGCGCCGTACATGCGCCATCGGCGCGTCACTCGTTGTGTCGAAGCTATACACCAACCCATCGAAGGCGACAAACTGCCCCTCGATCTCCTGCAGCGCGAACTGTCCGCTGTAGCCCAGATCGGCGATGAAGGACGCTGGCAGGTTATCCCTGTTCTCCCGCGTCGAGGCGCGGTAGAGGGCATGATCGGGCTTGGGCGATAGCTCAAAATCCTTGGCGTAGCCATCGCGCCCGCGCGGCGTGCCGCTGGCCCAGGCCGCCGTCTCCTGCCCCGCCTGGCGTAAGCGCGCCTTGAGGATCGTCCAGGCGTAGTAACCGCACAGCGGCGCTTCATCCAGCCAGAACCAGCCCAGGTTCAGCCCGCGTGTCCGGTCCGGCTCATCCAGCGAGCGCAACAGGATCTCCGACCCATTGATGAGGGCCAGATGCTGTTCCGTCTTCGAGAAGGAGGCGATGACCTTGCGCGGTAACAGCTCGAAGAACGCGCGTTCTGTCGCGTCGCGCAGCATCGGATAGGTGGGCGCGCCAATCAGGCCGAGGCTCCCCTTGTGGTCCCACGCCCACTTGATCGAGCGCAGCGCGCCCGCATAGGTTTTCCCAGCGCCGACGCCACCCACGTAGAAGCTGAATCGCGCCTGACCCGTGACGAAAGCATGCTGGCGCGGGTGCAGCCGTTGCGCCACATCAACCGTATCCGTCACCGTATCCGACACCGTATCCGTCACCGTATCCGTCACCGTATCCGACACCATGCTAGGTCACGTTAGTCGCGATCCCGATTCGCGCGGCCAGGCCAGTAGGGCCAGTCGTCGTGGTCATGGTCATCGCCGCGTATCCGCTCGGTCTCGGCCGTTGGAGCAGGGAGCGCGACCCGCTGCTCAGGCTCAGGCTCAGGCGCCGCGAGAACAGTCAACGCCGCCGGAGCGGGCGCCGGCGTGGATGGCTCAACCAACTCGATGCGGAAGACCACCGTGGCGTCCACCTCCGGAACTACCGCGCCGTACAGCCCCCGCAGCCGCGCGATCTCCTTCTCACAGTCCAGCGCCAGCCGTAGATGCGTCGCCCGCTGCGTCGCCTCCTCCTCCTGGTCGTGGTTCTCCCAGGCTTGCTGCTGCATGTGACGGATCCGCGCGATGCTCTCCTCCAGCGCGTCTGCTAGCGTCCCTTGGCGCTCGTGGCGTACCTGCTGATAGCAGGCCCGCACAATCCGCGCGACCGTCCCCCGGTTCAGGTCCAACTCCACCCCAATCGCCGTGTACGAGACGCCACGCAGGTAGCGCAGCCACACCTTCGAGCGCACATCCGCGCTCGCCACCGTCCCGCGCTCCCGCTCCAGCCGACTCACGGTCAGACCACCACGCGGCGTCCCCTCATCCGGATCCAGCGCCACCTGGCGGATCGCCTTACGACGCGCCATCGCTCGCACTCCCCGAACCAGCGCCTACCGCGACTGGCTGAGGCAGTGGATACGTGATCTTCCCCGCGATCAGATCATCCACCAAGAGCGGCGCCCGCATCCCCGGCAACATCAAGTACGCGGGCGTCTCCTTCCCAACCGGTAGCTTCAGCGCCCGCGCCGCCGCGCTCGGCGAGATCGTCCCGGTGGGAATGAGTCGAGCCAACGCCTCCGCCCGCGCCGCGAAATCCTCCGGCTCCTCAAAGCCCGTAAAGCCCACCGTCAACCGCGGATCGATCTCCTGCCTGACCACCCGCGTCAGGTAATTGGAAATCAGCGTCACCACCGGCAGGATCGCCCGCCGGTAGACCACCGCCTCCTGTGAAGCGCCCACACTGCGATTGCTATTGTCGGTAAAGCCCAGCTCATCCATCGTCAGCCCAAACGCCGCCACCGTCAGATTCAGCAAGAAGCGGTCAAAGTCCACCAGCGGATCATCGGCCACCACGCTCTGCCACTTGGCCCCCGGCGGCAGCGCCCGCGCCCGCACGCGCTCCGCATCCTGACCCGCCAGCATGCCGTTGAACACCCGCTCGTAGAGCCGCAACTGCTCCAGTGTCCACGTCAGCGTCGCCGGCGGCTCGATGATGCCCAGCGGCGTCACCCCATCCGTGAAGCGCGTCAGATCGAAGTTCTGCTTCCGCAGCGCCTGATTGACCCGAATGATGATGCGCTCCACCCGACTCAACCCATACGGGCTATCCGTCCGCGGCGTCTCTCTGAGGTAATCCATCTGCGCCAGCGTATAGCGACCGCCAGGCACGCCGTACAGGAACTGCTGATACGCGGGCTGCGGCGGCTGTGGAATCCGCCCATGCGCCTCAATCAGCGGCTTGATGCTCGCCCCATTGACCAGTTCCAGCCCATACAGCCGTCCCGCGCGATCCCTGCGGCGATAGATAGCCACCGCGTCAAGCTCCAGCAGGTCACGGACGAATGCCACCAGCCACGAGCGCAGATCCTGCACGCCATCTGGCGACTCCAGCGCATCGCTCACCGCCAGGCAGGTGTCCCGCCAGCGAGGAGACTTCGCATCTTCGCCATCATCGAGGAGTTCCGCGCGCGGCGTGACGCAGAGCTGCAGCCGGGTGAGGTAATCGAAGTACACCCGCTCGCAGAGTTGCACCCCATCATAGATCTCCGCGAGCGCCCGCAAGCTCTCAAAGCTCGTTTCCTCGGTCGCGCGGGGCATTTGCGCGATGTTGTAGCCAACCTGATAGCCCCATTGCCTAGGCCGCAGATCGGGTGGGACGAGTGACGCCATCGGCCGCAGCGGCTCACCCGGCGGATACGGCGAGCCCTCGCTCAGATTCGTGGGCGCCACGCCCAGCGTCACCGCCGGGTTATCCACCGGCCCAGGAGGCGCGGTGTCCACTGGCCGCAGCGTAGACCCCACTGGCGGACGCTCAGGCGATGGACGTGTGGGCGTAGGAACCGGCGCCGGCGACCACGGCGGACGCTCCGGACGCACCGGCGCGAGCGGCTGCGCCCCACCCATGCCCGCCGTCAGCTGATCCAGGTAGGCGTCCGTCTTCACAGGACTCGGCGTCGGCTGCTGGCCTGTCTTATTCGCCCGCCTACCCCGATGCGTCCGGCTCATACTCTGCTCCCCTATGCCCCGACTACCTTCTCAGCCAGGATCTCTTGATGCGACGTCGCGAACGTCTCCACCAACCCGCTCACCCGATACTTGGCCAGCGCGCCGGTCTCCGGATCGGTGTTGACCTCATCGAACAAGACATCGCGGCGCTGGATCGGCACGAGCGGCACGCCCTGCGTCGTGTAGATCGCGTAGAGGTCATACGGCCGCGCGCCGTCGAACTCCACCGCCTCACGCGCCGAGAATCCCGCCGCATTCTCGATCTGCACCGCGATATGCGTGGCCACCACCGTGCCCTCTGGCCGCTCAACCCGCACCGTCGTCAGAATCATCTAGCGCCTCTCGTTCGCTTGGCCAAAACGCGGTCATGCTAGGACCAACTTTCGCCACACGTCCCAAGCGATTGGGGTGCTGTTCTGAGCGAGCAGGCGACTCTCGGACAGATTGTTCGTTGAGTTGTATAAGAACTGGCCACACTCCACGCTTCCGGAGGCTCTTATCGTGACCGGACATCTCTTCGTAGGCGTCAACTTTCCGGGTATCTGCTTTGGCGTCTACATTCTCATTGGCTCCATCGCGATCCTCGCCTCCTGGCGTGAGCGCTGGCGTAAACGTCGGCAGGGACGCCCGGTGGAGCTGTGGAACGATGACGCCGCTCGCATGAAGGCATTGCTTGAAGCGGGCGCCTCGCCAGCCGTGGCGGAGCAGATTCTTCAAGGAAACAAAATCAACGCCATCAAGGAATGTCGGCTAGAAACAGGGCTCGGACTGAAAGAAGCAAAGGATGTGGTGGAGCGCTATCAGGACGCGCTCTATCGCTACGAACCGTGGAACACCCCCATGGAACACTGAGCGGTCAGGCGGGGCCGAACGCGTGTGCGCCAGACGACGCCAGCCCGCTCAGTACGTCTGCCAACCCCATCAGAACTGCCCCTGCGCCCAGTTGTCCAGCAGGTCATGCGCCCGCAGCAGCAGCAGCGAGTCACCCACCAGATCGCCGCGCTGGCGTTGGACGAGCTTGCGCTTGCCCAGGTCCATTTCACTCGCCCCAGTGGGATTGTGCCGCTGCGAGAGATAGTCCGAGACAATGAAGATCACCGCCCGCTGGATGTCGTAGGGCACGCTACCCGCCGTGACGCCACCGACATACGTGACATTCACCCAGTACGGTCCGGATCGGCTCAACCCATAGGGCCCGTAGCGATCGAGCAGCAGTTCTTGTCCCACCGTCAGCCCGTTGGTCAGCAAGTAGGGCAGCTCGATCAGCCGCCCACCCGACGCCAACTCCGCCACCGTCTGGTCGAGCGTCACCGTCTGCCCCAGCCCCAAATCCACGCTGAGCGCTGTCACCGATTGCATCGGGAAATGCCCCGGCCGCACGCTCATCGTGAGATCGTTGGTCAGAAACGCGCGTGTCGAGGGCAGCTCCCAGCGCTCCGTCCGCGTCAGGGCGAACAACGAGCGATCCGTCACCTCGCTGCCCTGCGTGCAGTAGTTCTCCGCATGCGCGCTGGCGTCCAGGATGACTTCGGCCAGCGCGCCACCGCTGCCCGCCTGCGAGAAGGAGACGCCGGCATTGTGGGCGAATGCCAGCCCCAGCGCGGCGATCGTCACGTGCGTCCCATCCACCGAACCCGTCACCGTGACGACCTCGGAGGTTGGCCCATCGAGAATCCACGCCAACCCTGGCGCCCAGCCGGTCGAGGACACCACCTGAATGGAGGTCGCGCCCACCGTCAGCGCTCCGCCAAGCGTCGTATTCAGTCCGACCAGTGACGCCGTTTCCTGACCTGTCGGCCAGCGCAGGTAACGCGGCACGTCAATGTAGGCCGACAGCCCCAGCCCTGTTGTCACGTTCCACACCCCCTGCGCGTCACGTTACACGCACGTTGCGCGTAACAGGCTTGCTTCCTATCAAGCTACCTAGCGGAACACGAACGAGACATGCGCGATCAGGGCGTAGAACAGCGGAGCCAGAATGAGGCTCACAATCCCCAACCCATACGTCGCCCACCATCTGCGGGCGTCCATGCCGCGCGCGTGGGAGGCCACATGCGCGTCGTACACCTCCCGCGTGACGTAGCCCGCCAGATCGTCGCGCGTCGCCGAGCGCGCCACTTGCGCCGCCAGCTCCTTGAAGTCCGCACGCAAGCCCCGGATCTCCTCCAGCACATCCATGTCCACGACCACTACCCGCTGACGCGGCGCAGTGGGCGCAAGCGGCTTGGATGAAGCGGCAGCGGCTGCGCGCGTGGCCATTGTCTTAGGCCCCCGCGCTCGGCTCAGAAGGCGAAGCCGGAGCTGGAGCCGCGTTAGACTGACTCACGGCGCCAACACCAGCGCCCACCGCGCCGTGATAGGAGCGCAAGCCCGCCAGCGCGCCCACGACCATCGCCGCCAGGAACGTATGCGTCACACTCGCCCAGTCCACCGCTGACGCTGACGACGCGTTGAGCAGGGGCAGCGCGGCTTGCGCCCCTGCCACCAGCGCGCCGTAGATGATCGTCTCACTGGCTCGCAGCAGACCCGCCTCGATTGCCGCCGCGTTCATGGCTGCGCCCCCACAGATTGGCTTGAGAAACAATGGCGGCTGGACCTGCTGTAGCGCTCGCTTCCTCAGCAATCCAGCCGCTCGCAAGTGGTCTAGTGGTCTAGACACTCAGAACGACGGGTACATCCCACGCAGGACACCCAAGCCACCGAGGAAGTAGACCTTCAACGTCTCGTCCACGTAGTCGGCGAACTTGAAGTTACTGTCGGTGATGGCGAAGTCCACACCCCAGTATTCCTGGTTGGTCTCGATCTCCACCGCGTTGGTGATCTCCGGCGATGGGAACGGGATGCTCAAGGGCAAGAACACCATGTGACCCTGCGGACAGTAGCGGTCGAGGATGATCGGCATCTCTTTGCCGCTGGACTTGTTCAAGTACCGCGTCACCCGATACTGCGCCGTCAGGTCGCCATTGTCGCCTGAATCCGACTGCACCACATAGCGCAGCTGCCCCGCGCCGACGACGAGATTCGTCAGCCGCACATTGTCCAGCGGGTTCATGATGATGTAGTCCGGATCGCCCGCCGCTTGCAGGTACATCGACGCTAGCAGGTTGTCGATGTCCGAGAGCGCCACCTGACCCGTCGCCGCCACTGGCTGCGCCACTTGCGCGCCCAGCGTCGCGCCATTGCCCACGCCCACATTCAAGAGCGCCTGCGCGATCAGCCCATCCCACATCAACGGGTTGTTCGCGCCGTCCACAAACGTCTTCGCCGTGTTGCTCGCCACCGTGGAGAGCGCCGTGCCCGATGTCAGAGGCGGCGCGGTGATGGTCGGCGCGTTGAAATAGGCCGGCTGCACCTCACCCGACGGCATGACGGTCACGCCGTCCTGCAGCGTGACATTCGCGCCAATCGCTGGCTGCGGGGCGTTCGCGCCGGACTGCGCGGTCTGCAGCCAGGCCGCCGCATCACCGGGATATGAGGCGCCTGAGGCCACGTAGACGTTGTACTGCGTCGCGTTGGGTACCGTGAAGATCGCGATCGAGATGGTCGAGGTCGCGCCGGTCGTCGTCACCTTGGAGACGGCGCTGCCCGTCGTCTGCCCCTGGGCGTTGGTCGCCGTGACCTTCACCCAGTAGGTGTTCGCCGCCACTGTGCCGCCGGTGGTCGCCGTCGTCACGATCGGCGCCGGTGGAACCATGAGCAGCGTGGACGCGCCCAGGATCCAGCGCTCTTCCTGAATCTTGAGTTGGTAGAGCAGCTTGGCGACCCAGTCGGCCTTCAGGTCGGGCTGGAGCGAGCGACCGCGCCACTGCGCCTGGAACGACACCTGGTTCATCAGCGCGATGGTCTGGATGGTGTTCTGCATCGGAACCACGGCGGGCGTGGTCTGGCTGGGTGTGGCGCCGTCGGCCAGCGTGCCCCACGAACGCGTGGTGTCGAAGCTGGTCACCGCTTTCCAGTGGACGATGTCAACGCCCGACCCCATCCGCCGCGGGATCATATTGACCAGCGGCGTGATGACCGGGACAATGGTTTTCGCGGGCTTCTCGAGCTCGTAGCCGATCAGGCCCGTCGCCGTGGTGATTGAGCGCGTGGAGATCGCTTCACGCATCAGCGCGAGCGTCTTGTCGCTCATGGTGGGCCCGTTCGACCCACCGCGATACAATGCCGGAGCCGCCATGTGGCGCTTCTCCTCTATCTGTCATCTGTGTCAGCCCCGCGTGGGGCGCTTCACCTATGCGTTATGATCGCTCGCCTGTTTACCCGACCTACCAGGCTTGCCGTGGGCGCGGGATACCTGCCGCAGCGGCATTGGCCAGGCCAGTGGATTGCTTGGATTGCTTGGATTGCTCAGATCGTGCGGATTGTGTCGCAGCGGACCGGCGCGTGGCGTCGAGACCGGCGCGTGGCGTCACCTGGGATTCAGGGGCCTCGCCGCGCTGCAGGCAGATGATCTCCGCCGCGATCTGGACTTGCGCATCAGGATCCTGAACACGCTGCGCCAGGGATGTCAGCATCGCGATCCGCTCATCCAGCGCGAGCGAGCCGTCGCCACCGCCAGGAGTCAGCGCCGAGCGCTTCTCCACTGGGATGGACGCGCCGTTGAAGTAGGGACCGTCTTGCTGTGGCTGAGCCTCCAGCGCCGCGAGCCGCGCTTCATACCGCCCCAGCTCGCGCTCGACATGCGCCGAGAGACCGAGCCGGTAACGCGGTCGCGATGGAGCGCCATACCCGCCATACCCGCCATACCCGCCATACCCGCCATACCCGCCATACCCGCCATACCCGCCATACGCGGCTGCGCGCGGCGCCGACCGCTGATCGGTGAGTTCGGCGAAGCCGTCTGGCTGGGAGCCGTGATCGTCGACGCCGCCGTTCTCACGCGGGCCAGAGACCGTTCCCGCCAGCGCTGGATTCTTGGAGGGCTGGCCGTCGTGGTCGAGCTGCGTCACCGTGCCGAAGGCCAGATCGGCGAGCGCGAGTGGCGGCAGCGCCGCGGCCTCCGCCGGCGTCCCAATGTCGGCCGCGCCGTAGGGATTGCGACTGAACGCGCCCTGCGCGCGCGCGAACGCCGTCATCGCATACTCAGCGGCCGCAATCTCCAACCGCTGTTCAACCCCAGCCGCGATGCGGAACTGGGCGGCGGAGAGTCCGCGACCCTCGACGCCGCCCGCCACAGCGAAGGCGCGCTGGCTGACATACTCGCGCGTGCGGATCTGCTCCGCGCTGACCATGCGTGCATCCATCACCGCGCCATCGGCGATGCGATAAGCGTGGTAATGGGCGTGGCTATGGCCATGCGGATGATTGTGCGTAGCCACGCCGCCCACCGCCCGCGTGGAGGATGAGTCAGCAGCGGTGGCGGCGTTACGCGAAGACCTGGAGGACCGTGAGGCGCCATCCGCGACAGCTACGCTGTCCGTGGCGGCGTGCGTGTCGTGGTGATCGTGGCCATGCTGGTGGGGTGATCGTGGCTCGTCCCATCCTCATGCATATGCGGGCCACCATGCTCGTGGACGTCGCCATATGTCCCGTCATGCATGTGGTCGAGCGGCGCATGGGCCAGCGAGCTGGGATCGTGGGTCATCAGTCCCGTGTCGGCGATGGTGTCTGGGCAATCATCCGCCCGCACGTCATGGTCGCCGTCATGGTCATATGGCTGTTCGGGATCCTCTTCTGCGTCGTCGCCGTCGTCACTGGGGACGTCAATGCCGCTGATCGAAAGACCGCGATCGGCGCGATCAGGGCGTGAGGTGGGGAGAGTGGGGACCCCGCGATCGAGCGGGGCTATCACTGCGGCCGCGACCGGCGCGCCATGCTGGAAGGGCGCCGCACCCGTCCGCCATTCAGGCGTCATCCCCCTTGATTCCAGGTCGCGTAGCGCGTCGGCGCCTCCCTGTCGCCGCACAGGGCTGGCCGAGGCGTTTGACGCGCCCACAGACGCGCCCACAGACGCGCCCACAGACGCGCCCACAGACGCGCCCACAGACGCGCCCACAGACGCGCTCAGAGACGCGCTCAGAGACGCGCTCAGAGACGCGCCCAAAGAGGCCAGATTCCGCTTCAGCGCGGCTCGCGCAATCGCCGTCGCCGTGTCGTGTTGCGGCGCCGCGCCGGCGTGAATGACGTCCACTTCTGCCGTGGATGCAACCTGTTCGAGCTCGTCATCGCCCAAGGCGCCAGCTCTGGCTCCGGCTATGGCTCCAGCTGGCGCGGCCCGTACGTCACGCTCGGTCATGTCCCCCATACCCTCATCGCCCTCCAGCGCCTCATTAGCCCATTCCAGCGGATCCAGGTCGTCATCACGCAAGACGCCATCGCGCACGAAGGTAAAGCCCATGGCGTCCGGATTGCTGGGCGCATCCACCAGACTCAGCTCCGCCAGCTCGTAGCGCGTGGCGACCGGCACATACTGCCCCCGCCCGCCGCGCTCTTGCCGCTGCCAGATCACGTTCGCCGCGCCGATGCTCGCTCCGCGCAGCGTGCCATCCTTGACCTTCTCCCACGTGTCCTGCGCCCCCAGGCTCACGCGGATCCGCACGTACACCTTGCGCGCGCCGTCATCACAGCGCAGCGCCACCTTCGATCCCACCGCGCGCCGCTCATGCATCTCGCGCACATTGCCGATCCAGCGCGAGAAGGCATCCTTACTCGCCGCATAGTCGAAGACCGTCCCATGGGCGTCCAGCGTCTCCGACGTCGCGCAGACCTCGATCTCGCGCTTCTCCTCGTCTACGATGCGGATGCAGTCCGGCAGATAGAGACGGCTGGTCTGCAGGGCGCCAGACGCCTCCAGCGCTCGATTCTCACCCGCCGCGGCCGCCGCGGTACCGCGCTTCCCGCGCCTACCTGTCGCGCCCGTCGCGCCCGTCGCCTCCGTCCCGCTCCTCATCGCGCCCACGCTCCATCAGACCCGCTCACCGACCAACTGACCGTCAACTCATCCGGCTCTCCACCTGGCAGTGTAGCGCACACTCATAGCACATGTCAACCTTTCAGGGAACAAATGTGTCGTATACGACACATGATCCCGCGCGACCTGGAGGACCTGGCGAACTGGCGAACTGGCGAACTGGCGCAATGGCGACCACGAGAAGCTTGCGGCATGTTGAAATACTGTCCCGGCAGAGTCACCAATAGCTCGTTACTGCATCCCCACCACCAATGAGCTTCAGGCCACCCTGCGCTACCGAACTAGCTGTCTGCGTCCTCCAGGCCGAAACGAGCAGAACAGAGGTGATGCTCGTTTTACAAACAGCCCCTAAAGCCTCTGTGCCTTGAGGCCATGCGGATGCAAGGGCTTGCGTCGGCTTGAGCCAGAAGCCTGTTGTGGTTGCCGGAATGTAGATACTATGGTAGAATATCTACAGGGAAAACGACATGAGCAACCTGGACTACCAACGCGACGAACATCATGTCCATCTGATTGTCTACCACCTCATCTGGTGTCCCAAGCGCCGCAAACAGGTGCTGGTCAATCAAGTGGGGCAGCGGTGTGAGGAATTGATTCGCCAGAAGTGTGATGAAAAAGGCTGGACAATCCTAGAACTGGCGGTACAGCCCGACCACATCCACCTATTGGTGCGGGTCTGGCCGTCGGTAAGCGCCGCCGAAGTGGTCAAAGAGTGCAAGGGCTTTTCCGCCTTCACGCTGCGTAAGGAGTTTCCTGACTTGCATCGACTCCCCTCCCTGTGGACACGTTCCTTTTTTGCCAGTACGGCGGGGAACGTGAGTGGTGCAATCATTCAGCGGTATATCGAAGCCCAAAGTCGCCAGTAGCGGAACGGCTCGTATGCGTGTGATGAGGGTGCGTGTGATGAGGGTGCGGAAAAGCTACAAGTACAAACTCAGGCCAACGACCGAGCAGGAACGGCAATTGGATGAAACGCTGTGGCTGTGCCGCCAGCTCTACAACGCCGGGCTGGAGCAACGCATCTGGGCGTACCGCAAGTGCGGCGTGAGCGTGACTCATGCCATGCAGGAAGCTGAACTGCCCGACATCCGCGCCAGCATGTCCGACTACGCCGCCGTTCACTCACAAGTCTTGCAGGATGTTCTGTCTCGACTCGACAAAGCCTACCAAGCCTTTTTTCGCCGGGTGAAGGCGGGACAAACACCAGGGTTTCCGCGTTTTCAGGGCCGCAACCGCTACCATAGCTTCACCTACAAGCAATTTGGCAACGGCGCGCAGGTGGACAATGGCTTCCTGGTCCTGTCCAAGATCGGCCGCCTGGGCGTGCGTTGGTCACGACCCCTCGAGGGCAAGCCCAAAACTGTCACCCTTTCGCATGAGGCGGATGGGTGGTACGTCATGTTCTCGTGTACAGAGGTTCCCGGGCAATCCTTGCCGCTCACGGGCAAGGAAACCGGCATTGACGTGGGCATAAAAGTGTTTCTCATCACCGCCGATAGGTTGGTCATTGAGAATCCACGCCACCAGCGGAAAGCCGAGAAACGCTTAGCGCACGCACAGCGCGTCGCCAGTCGTCGCCAAAAAGGCAGTAAGCGCCGCAAGAAAGCCGCGCAGAACTGTGCTCGGCAGTATCAGACCGTCAAACGCCAACGCGCCGACTTCCACCACAAGGTCGCGCGGCGCCTGGTTCAGCAATACGACACCATCTATCTTGAAGATTTGCAGGTCAGCAATATGGTACGGAATCGGCGCTTGGCCAAGAGCATCAGCGATGCGGGCTGGGCGCAATTGCGGACCACGCTTGAGTACAAGGCAGCATGCGCCGGTAAACAAGTGGTTGCCGTCCCGCCACACTACACCAGCCAGGATTGTTCAGGCTGTGGGAAACGCGTGCCCAAATCCTTGAGTGTGCGGACCCACGTCTGTCACAACTGCGGACTGGTGATGGACCGCGACGAGAATGCAGCGGTCAATATCAAAAGCGCCGGGCAGGCGCTTCGTGGAGTCGTGGTGTAGGCTGCGGCGGTGAAGCGAGAATCCGCTATGGCTTTAGCCTATGCGGAGTGTCAAAAGAGTTCGGCTTGCAGCTCGACGAGGAGACCGAGATCCGCGTCTGGGATAGCAGTGCGGAAATCCGCTATATGGTCCTGCCCGAGCGCCCAAAAGGAACTGAGGACTTGACTGAGGAAGAACTGGTGAAGCTGGCCACCCGCGACTCCATGATTGGGGTCGCCAGGGCGAAGTCACCGGCTGCAATGACGTAAAGCTTCTTCAGCAACCTGGCTGATGACGCTGCAGCTCAAGGCCTATTCCCAGCGCCAGCCTGGCAGCGCAATCTCGACCATGACGAACTCCGGCTTGGTGTGGCCAAGCCGATACACGACGCCCGCGCTGTCCGGCCGGTTCAGGAACTCCACCAGGCGCCCGAACACCGTGTCAGGGCGCCCGTCATCGGCTCGGGAGCGATCGCGGTAGCCCGAACCACGGCAGCACGCTGTTGTCGAAGCGGGTCATGGCGCAGATCCGGTCGCCGGCCAGGGTGAGCACGTAAAAGCCGGCAGCGTGGCGGATTCCGTCCGGGACGCGCAGGTAGGCCCCGAACGCGGGCTGGCCGTTGGCGCGGGTCGACACGAGGTCGAACATGCGGCCCGCGCCGAACTGGCGGCCCCAGTAGCGGGCCACGTTGTCACGGCCCTCGAATCCGAATGGCTCCGGAGGCATCGCGATGAAGACGTCGTCGGTCAGCAGGGCTACCAGCGCCTCCAGATCGGCCGACTCCCAGGCGCGGGCGAACATAGCCACGATCGCGTCCTCGGCGGGCGAGCCTGCGACGGGCGGCGGCTGGTGGCCGGCGGCTGGCTGCCGGCGCTGCAGGCGAGCGCGGGCTCGTTTCAGGGCGCTGTTGACCGACTGGACGGTCACCTCCAGCATGTCGGCCACCTCGCTGGCGTGGAAGCCGAGGACGTCGCGCAAGA